CGGCCTTCTTTTCCTTGGCTGCGTCCTCTCTTAGCCAACGCCTCCAGTCTGGAAACTTCTCCTTTGCTTCTTTAGGCAATGTCCGTCACCTCACTCTACATTACCCGCAATGCGCTTAAAGATAGGGCAGTTAAGCGATATGCCTCCAGACTTATTCTTGGATTCACCGAAGCTATCTACTTCAACGTACTTACCTACAATGGCTGCGGGGTTATTCCAGTAGTAATTCCGTTGGCTGTCATTGAATCCTGAACCGCAACGCACCATGTGCCCCTTGTAGTTCAGTATAATACCACCTAGCGTGCCTTTAAGACGTCCTTCACCTTCGAACACGCCTACACACTTGAGAAGATACTCATTAGTAGCCTTCACCTTGAGCAGCTGACGGCGCGGCGATGCAGAGATTTCGTACAGTCCATGCACTGTGTTCAGCATAACCCCTTCACCGCCGTTATTCCATACGCGCTCAGCGAATTCCATTACATCATCTTCTGTATAGGCGATGCCTAGCACCGGTACCGGCCTAATAAACCTAAACAGTTTACCCTGGATGCCGAAGCGGTTTATAAAGTCCAACGGGCGCCCAACGTGCATCCTCTCCAGAGAAGCTTCATCATAGAACATCGCTGCCAGAAGCGTCTTTCTATTAAGCGCCCCATGTTTGGACATGCCGCGCTTGAACTCGTCGATAGGGATGACATCGAAAATATTAGCGGTCAAGCCCGTACGGTTGCCCTTGGAATTAGCGATCGCGTTTGTAGCTTGACGTAGTTCTACAGAGTTGCTGTACACGCCATCGGCAAGCAGCTCAGCATCATAGACAAAATTGTCTGGTAGCCACATAGCCTCTGCCTCAATTTCTACAAGGCCCTCGTCGACATGACCGTTGCGGCTATACAGCGTTACGTTGCCGTTCTCCTTAACAATCAAGCGGCGAGCACCGTCGAGCTTCTCAGTTACGATGAACGGACCGTCTACTTTGTCTTTAACGTCGAAGTAACGACTACCTCTCATGATACCGATCTTCGGAATGAAGTCTTCACCATACACTGAGTTCAAAGTAGTTACCGCGACGCCGATCTTCAGATTCTTGGTTACGATAGCAATAGCCAGTTTCTTGGCTTCAGGTGTTTTTTGCTGTGCAATGAATGTCTTGGCGAACAGCACATCAGCATCTGCACCAGTTTGATGCTTCGTGAAGTAGTCGATCGCCTCGAGTACAGTTATAGGTGGTACATTAGGAAGGTCGCCCAGGTCTTTGCTGAGCTTCGCCGCCGCGATGCCGGTGCGTACGTACGGATTGTTCACGAAGCGGAGCACTTCTTTGAATACGGTGTTATTCTCGTTATTCTTGAGTATAGCTATCTTGTCGTTTCTGGAGTTCGTTTCACCTAAAGAAAATATAGCCTTAGCAATTTCATGCATTTGATCTGACCTCCAATGCTGTTTTCAATTTTTTCTTGAACTCGCCAAGTATTTGACTGACATAGGTTTGTGAACAGCATGACCTCTCAGCGATTTCCTTCTGTGTCAACTGGAAGTTGGAGTCGCGCCATACAGCAATGATCTTTTTATGGACAGGATTTTGAAGTGAATCATAAACGTCGGCTACGGCCTTCATGATGAAGTTTACACCTGTCTCATCCATGATTCTGCTGTCTGCAGTTGATGGACTCTTGATAAAATCTGCAACACGCTTACCTGTAGTACCTACAGGTGTTTCATAATAGATTGTGTTTGTAGCCAGCTGCGTCTTTAAACCACGTATGTAGGAGCCAAGCTTGTTGAAGATACACACAGCCGCGTACGTAGAAAAATTGTAATTCTTTGATGAATCATACGTAACAATTGCATGGTACAATGCTTCATAACCGAGGCTCAGCGCATCAGGATCATTTAGCAGAAACAGTCTTCTGAGCTGCATATAGATTAGGCCCATGTTCAACTCTATGAGCTCACTGATAACGCTTTCGGTCTTTTCTTGTAATAAAAGGTGCTCAACGCGTGCTTTGTCATAAGACATCGTATCACCTAGCCCTAGTACGGGCTAATTCTACAATTGTCTTAACTTCTTCAAGCGTACGGCATACAGCAGCAATACCGCCGCCCCTTTTTATGATGTTGTCAATAAACTGCTTTTGATGCTCAGATACTACACCGGTGTCATCTTTGAGTTCAATTGCAACAAACATACCTCTTACGCACAGAATTAAGTCAGAAATGCCACGCTTAAACCTATCAGAAATCTTGCTGAAAGCAATGTCAGGTTGTAGCTCTAGCCATTCTTCGACCTTCCGTGTTAGGGCTGCTTCTGTTGTGTATTTTCTTTGGTCTGAGGATGATCGACTCGCCGTCATCTGCCAAGTACACCTCCACTTCGTCACCTTTTGTTAGCTTCCACTTTGCGAAAGAAATGAATCCAGGAATCTGAACTAACACGTTTTTAGGATTGTGTACTTTTGCATTTTTGATATGTGCCATACTACAATCCACCTTTCAAGTGATTGAGCACCTCTAGGCTTACGTCACCTTTCTTCTTCACAGCTGTATATATGTGCCGGTCTATGGTGTTTTCCGCTATAAAGATGTAGTAAAGGCATTTCTTTGGCTGCTTTGATATGTCACCATATATGCGCTCAATACTTTGCTTCCATAGCTCATACGAGTAGTTCATGCTGAAATAAACGCAGATATGTGCATTAGTCAATGTCAATCCTTTGCCAATAGAAGCAGGGTTAGCAATAAGGAACTGTATGCTACCTGCTTTAAACGCTTCTATGTTGTCGTTCTTGGTAAAGATGTCTACCTGACCGTTAACTATGCCGCAGCGTTCCTTAAGCAAGTCTTTGATGTGCCTGAACTCCTCATGGTAGTTGCACCATATTATTGCTTGGTCATTGCCGAAGCTATTGAGCAGCTCCATAAGTGCTTTGAACCTATAATCGTTTAGTCCGTGCACTTCTTCCTTGATAATGTCAAGCTCTGATGGAATGTATTGACCATTCTTACGGGCTGCTTTAACCATTAAGTTATGCTTTACCGCATTAGTATCAATAATAAAGCCAGACGTAACCTGATTCAGTTTACCAAGCAACGCCGCAGAGCTTGGAGCAGTTACTACTTCATCCTTAATCCGTACAGCAAGTTCTTTACGAAGTTCCTCGTAAAGTTCACGTAGTTCTTCAGGCAGTTTAAGCCGTACTTCTTTAAATTCACGACCAGGGGTAGTAAGCACCTCTTCTTTATCCACATACAGTGAGTACTTGCGCAATAGCGCATGAAACTCATCCCTGCGCTCCGGCTTAAGTACAAGCTTGTCGTACTGTGGATTTCTTGAAATGTTATCAAAGAAGTATTTCTTAAACTGGTTGTAGGACTCATGAACGCCATACGGGTCAATGGACTTCAACTGTAGATAGTACTCATGCTCCCCGTTAGGTGCTGGCGAACCTGAAAGAAGGTACCAACGCTCCAGAGTTTGTGCAAATTCTACAGCCGCTTTTGCGAACTTAGAGCTATTGCTTTTCATTGCAGAGCTCTCATCTACAATGCAGCCGTGAATACCCAACTTGGCTACCTCGTCTGCATAAGAGATGTATGATTCAATGTTCAAGATATACACGTTTGCATCTTGCTTAAACTTCTCAAGACGTTCTTTGCGGGTTCTACCGTGCAAGCTTACTACAGACAAGTGCGGAAACATATCTCTAGCATCCTGTAGCCAGGCGTTTTCGATAAGCACAAGCGGGCACAAGATAAGCCACTTATTAGTCGGGTTACGCTTTAGGTCCTCTGTGATGATCTGTAGACTCATAGGTGTCTTACCAGTTCTGGTATCATAGAAAAACGCCCATTTGTTATTGACTTGGGCCAATTCTACACCCAGCTGCTGGTGACGTCTAAGCGTTATGTACTCGGTAACTGTTTCACCTTTTGGACCGACCTCAAGTAACTCTTTAGTAGCCATGCGGCGCTGCATTTCAGCATCAAGCAGATGAAGAATAGCTGAAGGCCCATTTGTAAGAAACTCAACAGTCTTGGCATCGCGGTTGTAGATGTCTATACCGCGGAACAACCTCAGTACCAGATCAATATTTCGTACTGACGTTCGAAATATGCGTTGGTTTCTACTCTTGTGCACATACGGTATCTGCCCTGCAAGATACTGCGATTCAGCGTCGTAGCACTCAATTTCAATGTAGCGCCTGTTAAACCGTAGCTTGTTCTGCATTGTCCGTACCTCCGAAAATACGCTTCAATTGTTCGGCACGATAGAATACTTGGTTGCCAACTACAGCGTGCGCAATTTGCCGGTCTTTAGTCATTGTGCCAAGCTGCTTGAGCTGTTCCTCATTCAAGTTGAGGTACGAGATTGCATCGGCCAATGTGATGTCGAAGCCCTTCGGCGCCGCGCCCTTGCGACGCTCATTAGCACGCTTCATTTGTATGTATTTACTGAATCCCTTTGGCGCCATTTTAGCCACCTCCTTTTTGAAAATTTTTTAAAAGTAGAGGTAAAATAAAACGCCTCTACGGACCGCCTACGCCACATACAACATCCGTGTTACTACACCCCGCGTGCGGTTGAACATAGATGTTCGTAGGCGGTCTGTACAAGCGGGCACCCTTAAAGCGGGGTGCCAGCGCTCACCGATTAAACTTCAGCTTCTACAGCCTCGTTACCCCCGAAGAGAGCGTCTTCGACGTATACTTCTTCAGCTTCAGCCGCAGCCTTAGGAGTCAGTTCCTGAATACGGGCGTTGACCGCGTCCAGGCGAGCTTGGTTCTTCGCGATCGTTTCAGGCGATGCTCCGCGCTTGATAGCCTTGTACAGAACCGAGCTGGCGTTGATCTTCTCGCGCTTCAGCTGTTCCAGGGTCATTTCCTCCAGCGGAATGCCTGCCAGTTGGCCGCGGCGCTGCGCCTTCGGACGAGATTGGATGCTCTCCAAGACCGATGCTACTTCAGCAGCAGGAACAGAAGCTTCACCCAGGCCCTTCAGATGTTCGATGAGTTGTCCAACGCTTGTGATTTCAACAGTCATTTTTCAATTCCTCCTTATATTTTAGGGTGTTTTCCCCTTTACATTATTAATTATACTATATGGAAAGGTTCATGTACACACTTTTTTTCACGGATTTCTTCAAAGGACAAGCATCTTTTCCCTGGCCTTACTTGCCTTCGTGTTGATGCGTTTAATTAGCCTACTTACGTATGATTGACTAACGCCAAGCTCTATTGACATGTCACGTTGTGTCATGTCATCGCGGTCTTCCAGCATGAGGCCAATAAGCCTTAACTCTGTTTCAAGTAGCGAAGGCTTAATTTGTTCGATGACATTATTGAGCAACTCATATGTCTCGTGTAGTTCCATATTAGTGTCGTTGTATCCTACAACCTTGTTTATGGTCAGTGACGCATATTCACCCTTCTCGTTCTCTGCCAGTATTGTGTCTAGTGGCTGCGTCAAAATGCGCCTTCTAAAAGGCGCGCGTATTTTTCGCAGCGCAAACAGCACTTCATTACGTATACAAGCTGACGCCCAAGTGGCCCACTTAGATCTTGTAGGGTCATACGTATTGTAGGCCTTTAGCATACCTATATAGCCATATTGGATGAAATCATCAAATGTCAAACTACAATCAAGGCACTTAACTATATCTCGCTGTATGATCCTATTCACTATATGCCATACCAGCCTAGCATGCGTGTTAAAGAACTTGTTATAAAGCTCCTTAGATTCTTTGCTTTTTATGAACTGCTCTTCCGGTGTAAGTTCCTCAAATGGCTTTTCCACGATGACTATCCTCCTTTTTTAAATTTTTGAATTTTCTTAACTAACTCAGTTATCTCAGTTTTTTAACCATCACGTAGGGGGTGTATATAAGGGTTTAAAAATTGTTAAAAAAATTTTTTTAAATCGTTTTGGGGGTTTAAAAACAACTGAGAAAACTGAGATAACTGAGATAGTTGAGAAAATTCAAAAGTTAAAAGGTTCAAAAAAAGTGGGAAGCTACAGAAGGGTAAAAATTACAGTATGGATATGAAATAAAAAATAAATATTAATACCTAGTTGAATATTTGAAATTGGGCCTTTTGAAATATTACTTAATTACCTCCTATATATTTACCCTAATTTACTATAATTGATCAGAACCAACAGCCTTGTAGTTATGGCACGCACGAGCCGCTCGACATCTGCAGCAGGTACCTTAAGTAGATCTCTAGGTGTTGCTGCGGTGTAGCACTTCACGCACATATCGCCTATAGGTCCTACACTGTTGTTAAGACCGGAACCAGGGTGCATAGGACCATCCTCTATAGCCCATTCTCCAACCTTAGGTCCTACAGTCGCGTCCACTACAATCACTACAGCGTCCTTGCGAATTTCTTTGATCCGCTCTTCATAGTTGGAGCGTACGACTGGATTATCAACGGTGCCGATAATTTGAACGTCACGTACAAATGTGCGTTTCAGCTTCTCCAGTCTCGTTCCAACCATCGGGCCAACGGCGTCGCCAATAATCTTAGGTGTTCCAATACACAAAACGTCAATTTTCAATTTCATCATCTCCATTATACCATATTACTACTGCACGTTGTTTGCCAAACGCCATAGCATCATCGAAGGTGTGTCTAAATACGTCAATTCTGAAACGCTTTTCACCACGCTTACCTGCGATAGCACTTCCAGTATCTTCTGCTATGCCTTGTTCAATACTGCCGTCGGGATAAATAATGTACACCTTGGATCCGTAAGGAATCACGTCAGGATCTACAGCGAATGTCCCAGGTCCTGGTTTAGTACCAGTGGCTGTCGTATTCGGGTTACCATCAGAGCTTAATCCGTTACGATCATCATAAGGCGAATATGCAGTTATTGTAAATACCGCGGCTTCAAAGTCACCGTGAAACGCAAGCACAGGATGAACGGTTGAAATTTCGACTTCATGCCGTTCCACTGTAGGAATCTCAATTGAAGAGATGATACGCGATGTTTCATCTTGCATAGCCTTCAAGCGTTCAAGCCTGTTTTCCATTTCAATGAAGTAAGGTTCTAGCTCTTTAGAGCGCTTTTCAACACCATCGCTCAACCCGCGATTGTATTCATAGATACCCAGAGATACAGACACTGATACTGCGCATACAAGTGCAATAGCTTTGAGTGCTACAGATTTCATTGGCGGCACCTCCTTTCTTATTATATTATACCTCTTTTTCTCGCGGAAGTATATGGGAAATATCTAACTGAGAAAAGGCCGCACCCCCTATATATTTTAATAAGAAGTTTCGGAAAAACCTTGGCCTTTTTATGGTTAAAAATTGTAAAATTTACGCGTAACAAGTGTATATCAAGTTTTACAAGATCGTGATAGCACCCTAATATATTTATACTCCCCCTAATATCACGAACTCGTATTAAATAAATTTACAAGCCCGTAAAAATACCAATTGTTCCGAAAAATTAAAAAGAGAGGCAATTATTGCCTCTCAGTGCCCTGTTTGATCAAGTTATTCACCAGTACGGCGGCGCCTGTTGTCAGAATACCCTGTAGGAAGCCATCTACAATGTCACCAAGGATGACGCAGCAGAACGCGATACCGATTGGCAGCAGGATGAACGGTATCAACCAATCAGCTACTTTCTCTGAACGCTTGAGGAAGATACCGAGGATGAACAGCGCCACAGCGACCGTGTACGTGTTTTCTTTAAGAAATTCTACAATGTCTGTGAACTCCATGTTATTCTCCCCCTTATTCGAATAGTCCAAGCCGATGCATGATCGTTACGAACCTGTAGAAATCTTCGCTGCCGTTGTTAGGCGTATCGATGATGCCTTTCGCTACTGCAGCATTAACTGCATGCAGCGCCCACTTAGGGATTTCCATACCGTGCTTGTTATTGAGCTTGAGGATAGCTTCAGCGTTAGCACCTACCGACCGAGTTACAAGACCGAGATTCTTATTAAGCTCGTCTATCTTGGCCTCTAGCTGTGCGAGTCTCTCCATAGCATCTTTCGCCTCCTGGTCAAATATTTCTAGGCCATGCGACCTTATAATAGCCATGAGCTTGCCTGGGTACTGCGGATCCGTTGCGTAGCCGCACTCCTGCAGCGCTGAGGCCTGTATTCCAGGCGTCTTAGCATTAACGACGGGCTTGTACCTTGAGTTGTTGAGGAACAGCAGCGCCTGGTCTTTCAAGCAGTACTCTATGCTGTCATAGGCGCGGAAGTCAGCGGATACGTTTTCATGCTTTACCCCGTCATACACTTCCCATGTCTTCGTATTAACACTTTTACCTCCCCAATAAGGAGTCTGCTTGCCACTACCAACCTTGTATCCTACAAGATTGTTCCAGCTATGGATCTTGCCGCCGGTCTCCAGTATCATCTGTGCAATGGAAACGCTGGGGAACAGTACCCCACCATCTACTCGCACTTTAACTGCTATAGGGGCTACCGTGTTTATAAAAGCCGTCCTGCTCACTTCGTCACCTCCATTCAGATACAAACGCCCAACGCCGACAAGCCTCGGATCCAAATCACCTGACATCCCTTCGAGGGTCGTGTTACCAAGAACCTCGTAGCGCAGCTCCAGTGCTGTAGGCTCCCTTCCTAGCCGCTGAGTTAGGCGCTCACGCAACAGCGCCGCGGCGCCTGCAACTACAGGTGCTGCAATAGACGTGCCAGACCCTGTAGAATAAGCACCGCCACCAATAGCCACTTTGATGTTTTGCCCCGGCGCTACTAGGTCGACTTCCTCGTTAGAGTTAGAGGAGTACCGCGCATTAAGGTCTACGCCGTGTGCTCCTACAGCCAGCACCTCTGGCCATGCCGCTGGATACGCTTTTTCATCAGTGTTGGGATTGCCATCCCCATCGTTACCAACCGCTGCGATACACAAAATATTGTACGCTCGTTTGATAGCATCGCGCATCACTAGCAGGCTAGCGTACGTACCGAACGACATATTTATGATGGAAACCTTCTCCCCATTAGGACCGCGCCATTGCCTAGCATAATCCACCGCCTCGGCTACGAGCCCCGCACCGTTTATCCCGTAGTCAATAGCTGTGTTTAAAAGCAATAGCTTTACATCTGGCGCCATGCTGGTTACTACGCTAGCTACTGAAGTGCCGTGGCTCGCACCCGACACATCTTCAGACCCGTCACGCATACGGCGTTTACCAATGACATTTTTAGCAAAAGCAGGGTGCTCGCTTTCAAAGCCGCTATCAATTATAGCAACAACCGTATTTTTACCGGTAAAGCCCTCAGCAATAAGCTGAGAGCCATTTACAAAAGCCGGAGCATCGTGCATCGTATTAACCCCCAAGTATAGATGCTAAGGCTGCTCCTACAATACCACCTATGATTGTTGTTATGACGCAGGACGTTATAAGCTTGGGCAACCAGTTCTGCCCTTCATTGATCTTATCAATGGCTTCGTCCAGGCTATCGAGCCTGGTATGGGCGTTTTCAGCGCGGTCTAGCGCTCGTACTGCGATGTCTTTAACACCGTCCAGCTTTGGCCCAAGGTCTCTAAGGTTTCTTATCTCAGTTGCTAGTTCTCGTATGTCCAACCTGACCTGGGTAACTAATTCTACAATGTCTTTCGATTCCATGTAGGACCAGCCCCATTCTACTTGTTATGTGGAAGGATACGGCTGACCAGTGATTTGCTCATACTGCGCCGCAGTGATAACACCTTTCTTTACAGCAACGGCTACCATGCGCTCGTTCCAGAGACCGAGATCATAGTTTCTTTTGATAAGATCGAATGTCATTATTCAACATCCTCCATTGCCAATAGATTTTGGAATTCCAGCGCCGCAGCGATGCGGGTTTCCGGCGAAGGTTCCGGTGCCGGTGCCGGTGGATGTTCTTCCCAGTAAGTAATCGCATCCAGAACTTCTTGATCCGTCATATCTTCAGTGAACTCAACACCGAGACGCTTGTAATGATCCTTCATGGACGTAAACTCCATAAACACACCCATGGAGATTGGCG